TCAAAAGCTTTTGAGCTTCAGCTAACAAACCTTTACTATTCAAAAAAGGAATTTCTGCGCGCAACTTATCAACAGTAGCGCGTAAAACATTACCTTGCTCAGTAAGGTTCCAACCTTGCTTCATGATAACTTGCTTTTCTTCAATCAAATTATCAGTCAAAGCGCGAATACGTGCATTATCAGACTTGACGTTAACAATCTCCTCTTTAATCTTTTCAGCAGACTGATTAGCAACATCTCGCTGCGCATCATTCAACTTGGACATAGACTCTTGTGCTTGTTGCTGAGCGCCTTTAAGCCTAGTATCAGCTTCAATTCTTTCACCTTCACGTTCAACGTTATAAGCAGAAGAATAATCAGTTGGAACACGTTCAGCAATATTAGTTGGCTGATACGTTACACCCTGAGGCGAAGCCCCAGGCGACTGCGTATAAGCCAACATAGGATTCAAACCGGCAGCTTCCATATCTTTAACTTGAGTTTGATACCTAGAAGCATACTGACTTGCAGAAAAAGCCTGCGCTTGTTGAGCAGACTCCTGAGCAGCGGCATTACGATCAATACCACCACCAACACTAGCACCAATAGCAGCCATACCGGGTACGCCAGAAGCGTACCCGAGACCCGCACCAATAGCAGACCAAATACTCATAATCAGAAATGATCAATCAAACCAGGCACTGAATACATCGGCAACGGACGAGCGGCCGTTATATTAAAAAACGCGTCAAGCAAGAGCTGCTGACCATTAGCAGCAGAACCCACGGCAAGGTTACGTGCCAACGGCGGATTGTCTTGAATAAACGTGGAATTAAGCGTAGGCAACGAAGTAAATTTCTGAGAATAATGCCAAGCGTCAATCGTACCCGCAGAAGTAGACTTAAAGAGTCCTGTGATTTGGGAAGGGTTGTAACGTAGTTCAGCCCATCTTTCCTGGTAACCAAAAACATTGTTGTCATTCGATGATCCATCACAATAAATCTCCTTATTCAAAATAGCTTGTTCACCCAAGTGAGCAAAAGCAGGAAAATAATAATCGTAACGGGTAGAACGAGACCAAAGCTTACGCAAACCTTGCTGATAAGTCAAATCAGCTCGCACAGAAGCAAAACCAATAATATGACCATGCTCAACAGCAGAATAGGTAAAACCATGGCCTTGATGCAAAAAAGTTCCAAAGGCAGCCAAATTACCTAGCGGTGCAGTAGTACCAGATGCATTAGTACCAGAAGTCTGGGCAATAGGAGAAATATTAATAAGGGAAGAACCACCGCCCAAATATTCGGGCCGTTGAAGCCTTGCATCAGGAGACCGGACCCCGAAGTGGCTCGAAACGATTTCCGTATAGCGAGTACCACCTCGAGCATCGCGCTCAAGCAACTTCTGAATCTGAAAACTCTGACGCAACTGATTAATAGTTGCGGCAGTAGCAGCAGAAAGATCAGCAACCATGGTTCCATTAGGATCAAAAGCAAGTTCAGCGTTATCTACCGTACGCATCAATTTGCCATTAACGTTAGAAATAAAACCGGCTGCATTTGCAGGATATTTGGTAGTAGCCAAATAAGGAACAACCGCATTGTTAGTTGACAAATTAGGAATAATAGGGGCAGTACCACCCAAAGGCAAAGTTACAGAAGAACCTTTCTGTGGCCAAGGCAAAGCACTTGTAAAATAATCGTGTCGTTTACCACGACGCTGAAGAACATAATTAGTCGAAGGCGAGGAATCAGGACCGTCGCCCTTATCTACAACCAAAGAATTCTGCAAATTTTCATCACGATACCACTGGTTCCAAATCAGGTTGCAGCATCTAACAGGGAGCGCAGAATGTGTAACCGTATTACCAGCGCCCACTTGCCCGACAGTAGGCAACCCAAGATAGTCTTGCAATGATCCAACTGCATAACCCCCAGCTGGGGAAACTTGTTGCGGGATAGAGTAAGAAATCGAATCGGCAGGATTCTCTTGCTCCCCCATAAATTTAACCCAATTGTTCCAGACCAAACGATTAGGTACAAAGAAGAACTGCGTGTCGATATGGAGATTATCCATAACCGGAAAAATGGGGGTTGCCAAGCGACCGAAAAGCGTTGCATTAACGTTGAAAGTGTCACCAGGTAGTACCTCCTCACACATAATGGGCACAAGATAGCCAGAATCAAAAGAAGTTTTCAAAGTCTTTTGCATCTGAAAACGAGAACGCGGAATATCCGACTTGGGAACCATCGCAAAACTGTGCGATGAAGCAGACTGGTTGTGAAACATTAATAACTCCAAAAGTTAAAAAAAAG